CTAGATATTATTAATGTAATTTATATAGTTATCTAATGCATTAACTTTAAATTTATTAAATATAGTTGTATATGTATTGATTGTTATAGAAATATTCTTATGACCAAGTAGTTTTTGCAATACTTCTGCAGGAACACCAGCTTCAATACAACGAGTTGCATATGTATGTCTTAACATATGAGTATTAACATTACTTGTTTTTAAATTAATAAGTTTATCGTTGCCATCTTTATCGGTTCCTTTTTTCTTTTTAATTATAATTACTTTTATGTTTGCATTTTTACATATCTTTTTGAAATGAATATTTATTGTGCTAGGGGCAATGATAGTTTTATTAGACTGACAAAATAGAAGATCATTGTTATTTGAAACATAATTTGCTATACAATCTTTTAGAATAGGCTCTAAGATAGAAGTAATTGGAATATCACGTGTGGATTCATAAGTTTTAGTCGTTCCTCCAATTTTTACTTTTCCATTTCTATCTTTGGTTAAAGTATTAGTTATATGTATTAGTTTATTATCAAAATCTATATCTGCAGATGTAAGAGCAAGGATTTCTCCTATTCTCATACCAGAGTGGATTGCAATTAAAAAGATATTTTTATATGGTTCGCCTTTTAATGCTTCAATAAATGCTTTTTGTTCCTCAATACTTAAAGCATCTATTTTTTTATCTTGCTTTGTAGATTTTGGCTTTAAAACATTTAGTAAAGGATTTTTAGATATAATTTCTCTTTTTATTCCTTCCTTAAAAATACTTCCTAACATCTCATAAATTTTATCGATATATGAATTAGCATAGTTCTTTTGATTATTCATAAAATCCTGTAATTGATATACTTCAATCTTCTGAATTGGAATATCACCGATAGAACTACATTTTATAATATTAAAAGTACCTAATGCTCTTCCATAAGTAGCTTCTGTAATTCTATTTGATTCAAATTTAACATCAATAAGAGATTGGCCTAATTGTGATATAGTAATATCAGATTTATTTATAAAAGAACTATTTTGAACATCAGCTAAAGCTGTTGTCATTTTTTCTTTTACTTCTTTTCTAGTATTTCCATATACAGATTTACGATTTAATTTTCCGTCTAATTTTCGACCTGCAGTAAATTGTCCAACCCATTTGTTTAGCTTTTCACTATAGTAAATAGTACCTTCGCCATTTCCTCTTTTTGCCATAAATACCTCCCTACAAATAAAACTGCTATTCAAAGCAGTTTATCGTTTGTTCTCCATATTTTTCTTTATAAAATTCTATTGTTTCAGTCATATATTTGACTGTAACTTCAAAATGTTCTGCAAGAGCATAAACTGTATTAATTCCGTTTCAAAATGGCTAATTTTAAATTCTCGTAAGGAATTAGCACCATTCTTGCATACTTTTTAGCTCTATATTCTTGCTTAGATATTAAAGTTGTATCTGTACAATTGATAGGATAAGTTGCATCTTGATAATAATGTCCTAATTCTTCTGCTAAAGTTTCTTTTTCTATATATGAATTATCAATATTTTTATAGTTTAAACCTATTGCATTTATTTTATCTATGTTAATAAAACAGCCATAAGCATTTTCTATATAATAATCATATATTTTTATCTTTTCTTTATCTGCTATATTATATAAATCACTTAGATTCATTTTTTTTATCTCCAACATCTTTTTTATTATCTTTCATAATTACTTCTAATAAACCTTTTATTTGTTGTTTTTGAGTTTCTGTAGGTGGGGTGTAGTCTTTCATATTAAATCCTATTTTAGCAAGTCCAAACGGGTCTTCTTGTTTTGGGTTTCGTATATCGGATTTGCCTAATAGATAATCTGTTGAAACATTAAAAAGATTAGCAAAGTCTTTGACTAAATCTAATGATTTAGGCTCGTACATACTAGTTTCATATCTTGATAGTGCACCAGAAGAAATGTTGAGTTTTTCACAAACATATTCTTGAGTCCACTTATTTTCAACTCTTAATTGCTTTATTCTTTCTCCAAATATCATATAAATACCAACCTTTCTTACAATATTATACTTTCATTTTATGAAAAAAGCAAATTGATTTCAGTAAATGAAAAAAAGTTTAAAAATTTTTAAAAAAAGTATTGACAAATTTCAGATAATGAAATAATATATGTTCAGAAACTGAAAGGAGGCAGAAAAATGTATGAAAAGTTAAAGGAAATCAGAGAAAAAAAAGGATATACAATTGAAGACATGGCACAAATAATTGACAAATCTCCTTGTAATTATTTTAAAAAAGAAAACGGAGATGTTAAATTTTCAGTAAATGAAGCATTGAAAATATCTAAGTTTTTGAAATGCAAAGTTGAGAATATTTTTTTTAAAGAAGAACTTTCAGAAAGTGAAATAAAATAAAAATAGAAACATCTATGGACGAGATTAGAAAGGAGATGAGAATATGCAAGAGAAAAAATCAATAAAAACATTTAATGAATTACCAGAAACAATAACACCATTAGATTATGCAGACTGGAGAGGTATAGGAGAAAGTAAAGCAAGAGAAATATTTAACAGAAAAGATTTTCCAAGAATAAAAGGAACAGGAGTAAAACAATTAGCAGATAAGAGAGCAGTATTTCTATATGATTTAGGACTTAAAGAAGAAGAAAAGCAAAATACACTTAAAGAAATAGCAAAATTAATATTAACTTAAGAAAGAAGGTGTAACAAATGATAAGTTATTTAGTAGATTTATTTTTATGCAGTATGGTAGTAGTAGCAGAGCTAGTAGGAACAATTATATTAGCAATAGTAACAGAAGTTATGGTTTATAAAGTTTTCAAGATCAATCTGTTTCAAGAAATATGGAAAGGCTTGAACAAGTTAGATAGAAAGCTAAATAGAATATTGGGATAGAAAGGAGGGAAAGAGAGTGGAAGTATTTATAGGTATAATTCTGGGTTTTATTATAGCAATTATTGTAATGATAGTTACGGGCTTTGGACAAGATTACGAGTTAATAACAACTATAGATAAACTACAAAAAGAACTTAAAGACAACAAGGACAAGCTTAAAAATAAGGAAATAGCAGAAATAAGAGCAACATTCTTCGCAAGGAAGATAAAAGAAATAGAAGACATTATAAAAAAATCAGAAGAAAGCAAAGAAAATTATTTTATCACTTTCGAAAAAATAAAAAATGTACTATTTGCGAAAACAGTGCAAACAAATAGTACAAAACAAACTCATTAATTAAACATGACTAAATAAATAATAGCACAGAATATAAAAAAAAGCAAGAGGAGTAATTGAAAAAAATGTCAGAAACATTAGAAAAATTAGAAGAAAAATATTTTATGTTAGAAATGCAAGATACGTGGAGCAGTAAAGACTATAAATATGCTGATGAATTAAAAGAAAAAATTAAGAAATTGAAAGGAGAAAATTAAATGATAAAGGGCTTAATAGAAGTAAAGCAGTTACCTGTAATAGAGGAACAATTAAGAAGTGTAAGTACAGTTATAGATGAAAGAGTGAAAAATGCAACAAGTTTAGTATGTACAGAAGAGTCAGTAAAAACAATAAAAGAAATAAGAGCAGAATTAAATAAAGATTATAAAGAATTTGAAAACAAAAGAAAATTAGTAAAAGAACAAGTATTAAAACCTTACAATGATTTTGAAAATGTCTATAAAGAATGTATATCCGATAAATTCAGAAATGCTGACATAATTCTAAAAGGGAAAATAGATAATGTTGAAAATGAATTGAAATCAAAAAAAGAAAAAGAAATAAAAGATTACTTTGAAGAATATAAAGAAGCAAATAATATTGATTTTATTACATATGAACAAGCAAGAATAAATATAACATTATCAGCAAGTATGAAAAGTTTAAAAGAACAAGCAAAACAATTTATTGACAAAATAGTGGATGATTTAAAACTAATTGAAACACAAGAGCATAAAACAGAAATATTAGTTGAATACAAACAAATATTAAATGTATCACAAGCAATAACAAGTGTGACAAATAGATTTAAGGCTATTGAAGAAGAAAAGAAAAAAATAGAACAAGAAAAAGAACTTCAAAAATTTGTTGTGGATACTGCAAAAGAGTCAGATAAGTATAGTGAACAAATAATATTAATTTCACCATCCGTAGAAGAAAAAACAGAAGAAATTTTAACTTTAAAATTTACAGTAAGAGGGACAAGAACAAAATTAAGAGAATTAAAACAATTTTTAGAAAGTGGAGGCTACGATTATGAGTAATGAAGTACAAAAAAATAATGAATTAATGGTCAAATTTGATATTGACGGAAATGAAATAAAATTAACACCAAGCATAGTGCAAGAGTATATAGTAGGAACAGACGCAAAAATAACAAATCAAGAATTTAAGTTATTTACAGAACTTTGCAAAGTTAGGAAATTAAACCCATTTTTAAGAGAAGCATATTTAATTAAATATAAAGCAGGAGTACCTGCACAATTAGTAGTGGGAAAAGATGCAATTTTAAAAAGAGCAGTACTCAATCCAAATTATGACGGAATGGAAAGTGGAATCATAGTCCAAAAAGAAGATGGAAGTGTAGAAGAAAGACAAGGAACATTTAGATTAGGAAATGAACAACTTGTAGGAGGTTGGGCTAAGGTATTTAGAAAAGACTGGACACATCCTACATATTCAAGTGTAAGTTTTAATGAAGTAGCACAAAAAACAGGACAAGGACAATTAAATTCAAACTGGGGAAGCAAAGGAGCAACAATGGTTGAGAAAGTTGCAAAAGTAAGAGCATTAAGAGAAACATTTGTTGAAGATTTAGCAGGAATGTATGAAGCAGAAGAAATGCAACAAGAAATTCCACAACAAGAACCTATTGAGGTACAAGCTGAAATAGAAGAACAAACAGAAAATACAAAAGAGGTATCAATGAATGAACTATAAAATTATATCAAGTTGTAGCACAGGAAATGCAACAATAATAAAAGACATAATTTTAATAGATTGTGGAGTTACATTTAAGAAATTAGAAAAATATTATAAGAAATTAAAAATAGTACTTCTAACACACATACATTCAGACCATTTCAAAAAAGAAACAATTAAGAAATTAGCACAAGAAAGACCAACTTTAAGATTTGCTTGTTGTGAATGGTTATTAAAACCACTTTTAGAATGTGAAGTTGAAAGAAAAAATATAGATGTACTTCAAATTGGCACTAAATACGATTATAAACTATTTAAAATTGTACCAATTAAATTATATCATGATGTACCACAATGTGGCTATAGAGTGCTATTTGATGATTATAAAGTAATCTATATGACAGATACAAAAACAGTTGAGGGAATAAGTGCTAAAAATTATGATTTGTATCTTGTTGAAGGTAATTACGATGAAGATGAGATAGAAGAAAGAATAAAAGAAAAACAACAAGACTGCAAATATGTATATGAATTTAGAGCAAAAGATAGTCATTTAAGTAAACAACAAGCAAGTGAATTTTTATTAAATAACATGGGAGAAAATTCAGAATATGTGTTTATGCACGAACATGTAGAAAGGTAATCAAAAATGGAATTTGAAAAATTATATATGTTTAATCCTTTTACAATTCAAAATGCAGATAGTCAAAAGATAGCGGATACATATACAAAATTACAAAATGAATTAAAAGAAGATCCAGATACAGGATTTGAAATATCAAAAAACATAGAAATATATGCAAATATGAATTATCTAATAGGGGAAATGATAGCAAGACTACAACAAGAATATGACACGCTAAAAACAGATATATCAATACAAGAAAATAAACAAATCTATATGCAAAGGAAACAATGGCAAGAGACACAAAAAGAAAAGCCACCAGCAATGAGTTATTTTGAAGCTATGGCAAAAGAGTTTGTAAAAGATGATAGCAAGAAATTAACAGAATTAGGCTCTAGGCTGTTTAGATTTAAAAAGGCGTATGAGAGCATAGATAGTAAACAAAATGCCTTAAAAAAGAAAATAGAAGCAATAAGATATGAAATATAGAACATTGGCACTAATAGAAGTTTAGAGACAAGCAAGGAGCCTAATTTATTAGTGCCATGACCCCCGAAAAGAGGTAAAAATGATAGTAACAGATTTATCGAACAGTTTTAATCCAGTACCAAAAAACAAAACAGAAAAGAAAAAAGAAGTTACAACAATTAAAAAGAAAAGCAAGAAGTTGGCAAAGCTAGAGAAAAGCAGATTTAGCATAATAACAAAAGACTTAGAACATTGTTATTTATGTGGAAGTAAGAAACAAGACTTTCACGAACTAATAGAAGGTAAAAATAGACAAGTTAGTATGAAGTATGGATTAGTAATACCAATTTGCCGAAAATGTCACGAAATAGTGACAAATGATAAAACTTTACAGGATAAATTGCATAAAGTCGCACAAAAAGAGTTCAAAAAGCATTACAAGTCAGAAAACTTTATACAAGTATTTGATAAAAATTATTTATAAAAATTAGGAGGAATGAAAATGAAATTTAGAGTTGGAGATAAAGTAAAAATAATAAGTAAAAAAAATGGTGATCAATATACCACTTATGGAGTAGAAAAAACATTCACAAAATCAGATTTAAAAGACGGAGATAAATGCACATTAAAGAATGGACAAGTTATATTTGTTGATAAGACTTCAATTTATGGGTTTAACAGCATTGATGCACAATTAAAATACTTTAATGATGACGTAAGTATTGTAAAAGTAGAAAGACCAGTAAAATATGAGACACTATTTGAAAGAGAAGAAGAAATACTAGACGAGACAGAAAAGAGATATTTATCAAACGTAATTAAACCTTTTAGAGACAAGGTAAAAGCTATAGAAAAAGTTTCATACTCTAGAGAGTTCATAAAAATATATATAAAAGAAGATGAACTTACCATATTACCATATTTTGAAAAAGGTACAATGTACAAAGGAATGACAGAAAATAAAGAATACACATTAAAAGAATTAGGATTATAACAACAGGGGCTAGACATAAGTTTTAGCCCTTTAATTTTACGAAAGGAGAGAGTATGGCAAGAAAAAGAATGATAGACCCTAGTATATGGCAAAGTGAAGATTTTGGGAAGTTATCAAACTTAGCAAAAATAGTATTTATTGGTTTATTTTCTCTTGCAGATGATGAAGGTAGAGGTAGAGCAAATCCAATGTATTTAAAGTCTAATTTATTCCCTTACAATGAAGATATGAGAAGTGCCGACATAGAAAAAGCCTTATTAGAAATAAGTTCTAATATGTCCGTAATTTTCTACTCTTGTGACGGAAGTAGTTATTATAGCCTTTTAAGTTGGTATACATTTCAGAAAATAGAAAAGCCTACAAATAGCAAATTACCTGCATTTGATGAAAATAGTAAGGAAATTCACCGACTATTCGCCGAAGCCTCACCGAAAGGTAGCCGACCAGTCGTGCCTAAAAGAAAAGAAGATAATAGAAAAGAAAAAGAAGAGAAAAGAATAAGAATAAAAGATATATACAACGAGAATTGCTCGAATCTTCCACAAGTTCAAAAGCTGACAGAAAAAAGAAACAAGGCTATAGACAAATTTCTTGAGGAACTTACAGAAGAACAGTTTAAGAAAATATGCAAAATTGCGAATACAACAGACTTTCTTACAGGGAAAAATGATAATGGATGGAAAGCAGATTTTGATTTTCTTATGAGAACTGACAAAGCAATTAATGTACTAGAAGGAAGATATAGTGATTCTAAGAGTCGGAATGAACGATTTTAAAGAACTAATGGAGGAGGCAAAAGATGAACAAAACGGAAACAATACAAATAATAACTCTATTAGCTGGCAATTATGACAGTATAGCACAAAAAGATAAAATTCAAAAGCAATTAATGATTAATATATGGCAAGAATGTTTAGGGGACTTAGATTACAATATAGTCTTACAAGCGGTAAAGAAAACAATAATAGAAAGCCCTTACCCACCAACAATACATGAAGTAAGAAAAAATGCAATAGAGCTAATCAATCCAACAACAAAGAAAACAGGAATAGAGGCATGGAACGAAGCAATTGGAATGATAAGCAATGGCCTTTATATGACCGAGGAACAATTTAATAATTATAGCCCAGAAGTTAAGAGATTTTTTGGAAGTGTAAATCAAGTAAAACAATTAGCAATGGTAGACATGGAAACAATAAACACAGTTACAAAAGGGCAGTTTTTAAAACAATATGAAGTATTGATAAACAGAGAAAGAGGACAAAAACTATTACCCCAACAAATGCAAGATTTTACAAAACAACTTGCAGATAGAATGAGTGTAGAACAGATAGGAGAGTGATAAACAAATGATTACAACAGAAACAAGGATAAAAGAAGAATGGAAAGATATTAAACGGATATGAAGGAATATATCAAATAAGCAATATGGGAAATATAAAAAGATTAAGATATTACAGTAAAAATAAATGCTACAATGAAATAATAATGAAAAAAGCAAGTGATAAACAAGGATATCAAATAATAAGTTTATCAAAAAATAAAAAGAGAAAAACATATAGAGTACATAGATTAATAGCAAAAACATTTATAGAAAATCCACAAAATAAAAAAGAAGTAAATCATATAGATGGGAATAAATCAAACAACTGTATTAGTAATTTAGAATGGTGTACAAGAAGTGAAAATCAAATTCATGCATATAAAAATAAATTACAAATACAAACAATAAAAATGAAAGAACATAGTATTGAATTAGGAATAAAATATGGAAGAATAAATGGCAGAAAAACAGGGAGAAAAAATATAAAAAAAGCAATAGAAAAAAACAAAATTTCTGTAAAGCAGTATAGTTTAGCAGGAAAATATATTAAAACTTGGTCAAGTATGACAGAAGCCAGCTTAAATACTGGAACATATAAAAGTTTAATAAGCAATTGTATTAAAGGAAAGAGAGGAAGTGCAGGTGGTTATAAATGGGAAATAGCTTAACACAGATTACAAGGCAAATGAGTTTTAATGACATACAAGATAAAACAAAAATAAGATATATACAAATCTTAAATAGATTAAACAAGCCTAAAACGGCAAAGGAATTAGCAGTAGAATTATTTGATTTAAGATTTATACCAAGTACAGAAAGAAATTATACAGCACCAAGGCTAACAGAATTAGAAAAAATGGGATATGTAAAAGCAGTAGATAAAAAGAAATGCGAATACACAGGCAAAACAGTAGCAGTATATGAGAGAACACAAGCAGGATTTGAAGCAATAAATTATCAACATATTCCAAGAATTGATTAGGAGGCAATTATGCAAGATAAATGTAGTAAATGTGATAGTGAAGAACTATTTGTAGAAATACAAGGAAATAGAAGAGGCTTGTATTGTGGCAAATGTGGAAAATGGCAAAAATGGATTACAAAGCAAGAATTACAAATAGCAAAGTTTAAAGGATATAAAATTTTAGGAGGTAGTTATGATAATAGTAAGTCAAGATAAGATGGAAATATTTAATTTTGATGAAATATTTAGATTATATGTAGATAATTGGTCAAATGAAGAATTTGCAACAGAAGCTAATTGTTTTTGTATCAAAGCAGAAAAATCTAGTGACAATATGATTTGTGCATTTTTAGGAGAATACAAAACAGAAGAAAGAGCAAAAGAAGTATTACAAGAAATAATAGATATGTATAAGTTTAATAGATGTGAATCGATTGGACAAAAAAATGCAATCTATAAAATGCCAGAGGACTAGACTATGAAATATCCACAATTAGAAGGAATATGTGCAAAAGCTATTGAAGAAGGTTTATGTAATGGATGTCAAAAATTGGAATCCATTTATTTCAAAGGAGTAAAAGATTGTAAATATGTAGATATATCGGAAGATAGCAAAAGTAAAGAAAATTTAGGAATACAGGAGAAAATAAAGTATGAACAAATACAGAAATAAAAAAGTAATAGTAGATGACTATATCTTTGATAGCATTCAAGAAAGTAGAAGATACAAAGAACTAAAACTATTACTGAAAGCAGGAAAAATAAGCAACTTAGAATTACAACCACGCTTTCTACTACAAGATAGTTTTAAAAAGAATGGTAAAACATTTAGAAAAATAGAATATGTAGCAGATTTTAAGTACATAGAAAACGGTAAAACAATAGTAGAAGATGTTAAAGGAATGCAGACAGATGTATTCAAATTAAAACATAAAATATTTGAAAAAGTTTATCCAGATTTGGAATTAAGAATAATTAAATGAAATAGTACAGGAGAAAACTATGAAGAGAAAATGCAGTATGTGTGGATCATACAAAGAACAAACAGAATTTAGATATATGAAAAAGCAAGACAGATATAACTGTTATTGCAAAGACTGTGAGAAATTATACAACAAGGAATATCAGAGAATTTACAGAGAAAGAAAAATGGCTAATTGCTATAAAGTAGGAGGAGAAGATGAATAGAGAATATAAAAAAGAAGAAATACAAAAGAATATTGATTATTGGGAAAGTGAAGTTCAAAAAGCATTGCTAGAGAATGATATTAATAAAGCAATTGGTTGTAGAATTTTAGCAAATAAATTAAGAGAAGATTTAAAGCCAGAGTTATTAGGAGGAGAATAGATATGTTAAAAATAAGAGAACGGAGTAAATTTAGAAGAACTTGAAAAGTTTGGATTTGAGTTAGATGGTAATACATATAAGTATTTTATAGCAAAAAATAAATGTGTTTATGTATGTATTCATGACAGAAAAATAATAAGACCAGAATTACCAGTAATAACAAGTAGAATAAAAGCAATTTTTATATCCAAAAAACCATATCAAAAATTAAGTGAAATAATGTATAAGCTAGACAAAGCAAATTTGGTAGTAAAGGAGTAAATAAGATATATGGGAAGATATACAAATAAAAAAGTTAATAATACACCTAAAGCTAAAAAATTAAAAAAAGAGCTAGAAAAGTTAGAACATAAAAATGTAGAAGTGTGGTATGAAACTATAAGAAGTGGATGTGAAATGAGCGGATACGAAGGTGGTTGGGCTTTTTGTAGTGGTGATGAAGATGAAGAGGAAAGTTATTTTGACCCTTGTTTAGGATATAATTTTGAGGAAGCTTTAGAAAATATAGAACAATATGATTTAAGAGAGGAGTAAATAAGATATGAAAGTAATGATAAGTCAACCAATGAATGGTAGAAACCAAGAAGAAATAAAAAAAGAAAGACAAGATATAATTGAAAAATTCAACAAAATGCACATAGAGGTAATTAATACATTATTTAATGAAGAAGTTCCAGATAATTGCAATGTTGCAGTGTACTATTTAGGTAAATCAATAAGTGCTATGAAAGATATAGATGCATTGTATATGTGTGACAATTGGTCTTATGCAAGAGGCTGTAAAATTGAAAATCAAGTTGCGAGAGAATATGGAATAAAAATATTAGATAAAGAGTTTTTTACAAATAGGCCAATAATGAATACAAGAGATTTTGAGAGGAGTGATATATAGTGAAAGTTAAAAATATGCCAAACGGAACAATTTTATGGAATGGTTACAATATATTAGGAATAAAAGGAAATACATTAGAAGAAAAATATGGAAATAAGTATGATGAGTGTGAATGCATACAAGAGAGTGGAAATTCTATTGATTTTTCATTGATAAAAAAGTAAAGTAGGTGCTTTAAGTGGAGGAAATAGCAATAGATAAGATAAATAGATTTGATACATTTACTTATCATGAAAGAGTAATAAAGGAAATAGTAAAGAAAGATGATGAATATACAAAACAAGTAATAAAAGATTATTTTATAAAAAAGTATCCGAAAGAAAATATAAAATTTGACTTTTTAGATGAAGAAATAGTTGATGAAATTATAAAGTTAGGAATAGCAGAATATAAAAAAAGACAAGCCTTAGGAGGTGTTTTAAGTGAAAAATCTTAAAGATAGCATAGAATATCTTAAAAAGATAAATAATTATGGAACAGATAAAGAACCATATTATCTTGAATATGAATTATCAGAAAGTCCAGTAAGTTTTGAATGGTATCAAGCAATATTAGAAAAAGTAAAAGAATATAAACCTAAAAGAGTAATAGATGTTGGAAGTAATTTAAATTTATTTGGCTATTTATTTGTAAATGCAGGAATTGATTATATAGGTATTGATATAAATATAGATGGTTGTAATCCAATAGAAACAGACCACATTAAATTTATAAGAGCAAATTATTATGATGTAAGAGAACAATTTAAAGACGATATAATTATTAGTTGCTTATGTGTGGGATATTTAATACCAGTTAAAGATGTATTAGGTAAAATCTTAATTGTAAATTCAGATAATGGTAAAAGCGAAAAAGAATATAAATGCACTGCAAGAAAAATAAAATTAGAAAGAAAGGTGTTTTAAGTGAAAGAAAGAGAAGAAATATTAAATAAAATGAAAAATAAATATAAATTAGCGTTATTTATGGTTATAAGAAACTCTATGGTAATGCCACAAGGTATTAAATTAGGTAAAACAGATAAAGAAATCAATGAAATGTCTTACGAAACAATGTGTTCAGTATTAACTATGATTGATTATAATAAAGCAGAAAAGATTTTCGAGGAGGGTAAAGATGGAAGAAAATAGTATGGCAATCAATTTTAATGATGAAGAAACAATTATATGTTTTAATGGAGTTCAAATACACATAAGCAAAGAAAATTCAATGGAGTTAGCACATAGAATTTTAGATTATTTTGAATGATACGAAGAAGAGGAGGACGAGTAGTGAAAAATAGTATAGAAGAATTAAAACAAAGGCTAGAAGAACTATATCAAACACAACAAGCTAGGTTGGATGTAGGAGCTGATGATTTAGACATAAGAGAAGAAATAGCAGAAGCGGAAGATGAAATTAAAGAATTACAAGCTGATATAAATGAAAAAAATAATAATGGTAACGACACAAATGTCGGTAGCATAGGAAATAGTATAGAAGAAGATATAACAAAAATAAATACATATGTAGAACTAGTATTAAAAAAAGATTACTGTAATTGTAATGAACTTAATACAATTTTAGGAAAACATTGTGATGGAAGTAAAAATGTAGCTTATGCTATGCAACATATTTTATCAGACTATAAAAAAGTATTAAAAGAGAATGAAATATTAAAGGAAGAAAAAGAACAAGCTTGGGAAGAATGGAATAATTTAGAACAAGGAAGTTATGAAACAGAACAAAAATTAAAACAACAAATTAAAGAATTAAAAAAAGAGAATGAAGAATTAAAAAAAGATTACTATAATGTAATAAATAAAATAGAAAATAAAATAGATATATTGGATATAGTAATATCAGAATGTATATATATAGACGATGACGACAAAGCATACAAAAAAGCAGTTAAAAAAGACAAGTTATGTTTATTGAATCAAAAAAGAGCCTTGCAAGAACTACTAGAAGGGGGACAATCATGAGTAATGTTTATGATATGTCAGGCAAAAAGAAAGTAATATTTACAGAAGAGACAGAAACTAATATCACATATAAAGAAATAATGTAAATAGTAGTAGAATATGCAACAGAAGAGGGATGTCATCAGATATTTTGCGATGGAGGAATAAATATGTGTCCATCAGACATATTCGGACCAGAAAAAATAGATAAAAAGAAAGAAGAAGATACTTGCAACTATGAAAGTATAGGATGCACTAAATGTTGGACTAATGCACTTAAAAAAGTAAAGAAGGAGTGAGAAAAATGGCTATAAAGAATTATACAACAACTATAAATGTAAATAAAACCATAGGAGAAATACAAGAATTATTAAGTAAACATGGGGCTACTGCGATTATGACAGAATATAGTAATGGAAATGTAACCGGATTAAGTTTTAAAATTATGACTTCCAGAGGAGAACTTGGTATTAGGTTACCCTCAAATACAGACAGAGTTTTACAAGTTTTAAAAAATCAAAGAAAAAACAATAACCAAGTTAAAGATACCTTTGACCAGGCAAATAAAGTTGCGTGGCGAATAATAAAAGATTGGATAGATGCTCAAATGGCAATATTGGAAACTGAAATGGTGGAAATGGAACAGATATTTTTACCATATGTTATGAATAATAAAGGACAAACTTTATACGAATCATTTAAAGAAAATAGAATATTATTGGAGGATAGTAATGATTAAAGAACTACAAGATGATATAAAAGCAAAAGAAATCAAATAATCTGGAGGTGCACGTAATGGATAAAATAGAAATGGTTATGATAAATGGAGATACAGTAGTAAAAAAGCAGTTTGAGATATTAGATAAA